ACAATATGTTGGGAGATTAGGTAGCCAAGATGGTGGGAAATTATTAAGTACCAACCAGCCCACCACTGGTTATGGTATTCTAATTATATATTACTTCTTAGAAGCGGCTAAGCCTTTTCCTTTAGTTGGTTTCTTTGGTTTAGCTGGTCGTTTATTTACTAAACCACCTTTAGCCATACCACCAGCAGTGGAAGGACCAAACCCATCACCATTATTACTAATATTACTTCCACCTCCTGTATTACTTTGAGAAGATCCAGCAGGACTAGCTGGAGTGTCTGCCATTGCGTTGTAACCGGGAGTGTTATTAAAGTTATCATTTACAGCAAAGAAAGCATCCAACGAAGTTGTGTTATCAACGGAGGATGCTGCGTTTGCCGCTGCCACTGCTACATCAGTTGGTGTTGCTCGCGAATTAGAGGACACTTCTTGTGCGGCAGCTTGAGCAGCTGCTACCGCTGCCGGACTATATCCTGCATTTCCTAATGTGGTACCAATAGATGCATTGTTAGAGTTGATACCTTTTTGTGTGTTAGGATCTACAAAGGCTTTGTAGGCAAGCGCTGTTAAAGGTGCAGGTATTCCAAAAGCTTGAAGACCAAGAACAATAGCACCTTTAACAGCTGGACTGCCAAATGGTGTTGCTTGTAAACCGCTGTTAACGTTAACACCTTTTGAATTGACGGAGCTAAAACCATCTGGAGCATTATTTTGATTATTAGGTGAAGTTGGAGAATCTGATGTCTCGCCATCGTTGCCTTCATAGTTGCCACCACTGTTTAGAATAGTAGATTTATCAACTTCTTTTGCCGCTGCTTCTTCTTCAGCTTTCTTAGCTGCTGCGTCATCAGCTTCCTTGCCAATGTTCTTAGCTTCAGACTCATCAACCTCTTCATAACCATCTGGTACGGCAGTCATAGGCTTACCATTAATGTGAGTGATGAACATCACCCTACCTTCATTATTCTTAAAGAAGCGGATATCCAATACTGGGTTCTTTGGTGCCTTACTCATGTCAGTGCCACTAACGAAACCACCTGAAGCAAACCCTTGCTCTTGGTCAACCTCACCCATGATGTTGTCAATGTCGGCTTCAAAGTCGCCACTGTCTTCTTCGTCATCAAATGATTCGTCACCGAATGCTTCGTCAGGGTTAGCAACTTCATCAGCATTACCAACTTGACCAATGTCTTCCATACGGGCTAACCCTTGTTTAGCCTTGTCACGAATAGCCATCAGCTTTTCTAAACCAATGTATCTAACTACGTCAGCAGGGATGACAAACTCACCCTCGCTAAGTTGTGCAGGGATATCATCAGCAACTTCGTTAGCCATACTACCAGCTGGAACTTCAACACCATTGACAACTTCACCGCTGTCATCCATCATGCCGCCGTCAGCAAACATCTTCATCTGGTCATTCATAGCTACACCTCCCTGTGCAAATCTTTTTTTATACATAACATTGGCTCTTCTACCACCCATATCATCAGCAGAACCGCTAAATGTTAAGTTGGAATCTTTACCTGTATTAACTTTGTAAATAGCAGAAATACTATTTATATCTTTACCTTGTTTGGGATTTACGTTTTCTAAATCGACAGACAGGTTGCCTATATCAGTTCCTAGTCTAGAAGTTTTAGATGATGTCTTATTTGAAAAACCACCAAGAGTTTGTTCACCGAGAGAAGCGAGTCCTTGAGAACTTGAGAAAACTTTCTCAATACCACCTCTAATATTCACACCATCAAACAACTTTAACTGACCATCAATAGCAACACCAACTCTCTTTCCGCTTTCATCTAAGATCACGCCGTCCTCATACTTCATTGATCTAGAAGATTCAGAAGAAGACATTGATGATTTTAAGTATTGAGAATCATCTCCAGCGGTATATGAAGCTCTTGCTTCATAATCTGATCCTGAAGATCCACCTGAAGATTGGTAGTCGTATGACAAACCTTTTAATGGATTCTCTTCAGGTATCAAACCACCTTCTGCAAATTGCATATTGTTTGATTGTTCAGGCTCTGAATCAAACATCTCTGTTGGCTGAATCAATCCAGCATCAACCATATCCTTAAGTTCATCTTTTGAATATTCAACACCATCGTATACGGATTGAGCGGTAGCCCATCTACCGTCTTCCATTTGAAATGTTGTAGATGCTTTATTAGCTTGCTGTACGTTACCGTCTCTTCCATAGTTTGTAGGAGCATTTGCCCCGCCAGCATCAGATTTTCTTACAGCATCATCTACAGCTTCTGTAATGGAACCAAACGATTTATATTGCTTTCCTGTCTTCAATACATTATCAACAGCCTCATCTTCAGAAACAATTTCACCCTTCCATAGAGAAGGGATGTTTGTGGGTCTGCCCCCATTAAGTCTGCTATCAGTGACAGTAATACTTACCTCACTCATATCTCTTCCATCAGTATCTTTAACTACAGGAAGACCATCATGAGTTTTTAAATTATTTTGACCCATCAGTCTCATCCTTCAATTGTTTAAGCTTACGTAAAGAATACACAGCACCTTGTGATCTATACATTTCAATAAGGTCGCCGCTTTGCTCAAGCTTCTTGGAATGCATCTCAATGTAGGCATCTAACACTTCAGTGAAAGCTATCCACTGACTTTTAGAGGACACCATTGGCTTTAAAGCGCTAAGCCATTTCTTGTCTATCATTGTGGAGCACCACTAAATCCTTGTTCACCCGGTGTAGCTACAGCACCAACACCCATGTTGCCACCGCCTCCACCAGTCATATCAGAAACTGGAGGTGGGCCACCAGCAGGGGGAGCGCCAGCAGGTGGGGCAGGTGGTTGCATACTCTGTAGGGTTAGCGCCATACGAGCAGCCTCATCCATATTGTTAGCAACTAGATCTGGATCTAAGTCCATACTCTTTGCAATCTCTCGAATGATATAAGGCATCTTAGCGAAAGGAGCAAGCATTGGGTTTTGTACAACCTGCAAGAACTGAAGCAGACGCTGTGAGCGCACTTCGTTCTGCATCAGGCTCTCAGTACCCCTTGCCTTAACTTCTAAGTCACCAGCTGCATCTGGATCGTAATCAAACTGCATGTTGAAAGCAAAGAATGCTTCACCCATTGGGCGCAACAAGTAGTCGTCTACGTTCTTGATGACAGTTTTAATACCACCACTAGCAGCGTTCATCAGCATTGAGATGCCAGACGCTGTACGTCCTACACCAGCAATACCTGTTTGACCGTGAGAGAATGACGGCAACCCTGTAGATTCATCGGCAAGCTGTCTAGCTTTGTCAAACATCTGTAAGTTTTCTTGTGAGACGTTAGGAAACTTAGTGCCGAAGATGGCCTGACCCGGAGCGCCGCCTTGTCTGCGAAACACTTTACCGGGGTAGATGGTTAGATCTTGACCCGGCACAAGGTTTGTTTCATCAACTTCGAATACAAGGTTGCCCGACAGAACCGCATTATCTACCGACAGACGCATGAAACCATTCATGAGGGTCTGAGTATCGTCCATGTTTTCGGCGATACCGACACCAAAAAAGGAGTAGGGGTTCAGTTCATATGGTACCGCATAATACGGAATTCTGACGGGCTTAAAAGGGTTTAACACTAGACGTATAATCTTGCTGCCACAAATCCAGATGTTTGCTTGCAACTCACTAGAGTTTTGTAGTTCTTTGGGAATGTCAATATCATTAATCTCTAACATCTCAGTATCAACAACACCCCAATACTCAAACACTTCAAAGCGTTCTACATCGGATACGCTGGTGTAATCGTTAAGATCATCTTCCCAATACTTCTTTACGTAGTTCTCACCTTCATTGACCACTTGGTCAATAACATTGCGCCTAAACATTGGACGGTGCTTCAATGCACGTAGCTGACTGCGAGTCATCTTGTGGCGCTCAATGCAATATGCAGCATCATCCATGTTAGCTGCATCAGGATCTGGATAGAAGTTCCACACACTTACGTGTGAAGTTTGTGGCATTGTCTTAACTATTGGTGAGTAGACACCTTCTTCATCCCATCTTGAGTATTCTTTATCTACAGCAAATGGACCTTTCATAATACCTGTACCGAACAAGGCCATCTCAAAAGAAGCTGAGCGTAATTGCTTATTAGCATTGCTTTCTTCCAGCTGATCCATAATTTTCTTCTGCATCTTCTTTGCAGCCACCATTGCTGGATGGAATGTAATAGATGTTGGCGTTGCGCCGGGGCCATTCTTTACATCTAAGTCTTGCAAGCTTTCTTTCAATGGACCTAATGAATCCATCAATGAAGTTGCTGTAGCTCCTGCTGGAAACTTTTTACCATCACCTTTAAAACCAAACAATGCGCCAACATCTCTGTCAACCTTTTGCAGGTTAGGGTCAGATTCTAGGTGAACACTCTCAACCACACCCTCTGGTAGCGTTGTAGGTTCAATAGACAAAGGGAATGTGTTGTTGGCAAATAAGACATCAGTTATTTGTCCGTAGGCTGCTAGAGTTTTAGTCTTTGTAACCTTAACAAACACCCTGCTCTTCTCTGTTTCAGTAAACTTAACGTCAGGGCCGTACAAACCTCTGTAGTTTCTGTAGGAACGTAACCATCTTTGCTCGTCAATTCTGCGAGAGTCTTCCGATCTAGAGAATCTCTCTTCAACAAAGCTAACAAGTCCACTTACATTAAAGACATCAGAGATGGCATCCTTAGCATCGGGTAAGCCTACGGCTTTGTCGTCCATAATATTTACTTTGTCAATGTTTTTAGCCATAATTAATATCCAAATGTAGAATCAGCAATAGTTATACCACGTTTTAAAGAGTTTGGGTCAAAATCAAATAAGTTTTGTCCCCTTGGTCTAGACATTACACCGTATCTAAGTGCATCGTATGTGTGGTCATTCTTTACTTTAGTGTCAATATCCTCTTGATTGCTTTTATCAATAGGAAGTGTAGGAAGATCTGCAATTAGTTGCGTACATTGAGAGAAGATAACCATTCTTGGTTCTTCTGTGTACTGATCTACTTGCAATCTTCTGTGAACTTCGTTCTTTCCTGCCACCCTGCTACCAGCACTGCGGTCAGAGGGTCTCCAACGACACCCTTTCATGATCATTCGCTCAGCAATTGAGGGTCCAGTATCACCACGCTTGTGCCAACATGAACTATCTAGCACACCATAGCGAATATTCTCACCTGATTCCATCTCCATCACCATAGTTGCAAGGTCTTCTGCCAACACTTTGGTGACATACAGCTCACGATAGACAATAAGTTGGTTATCTGGGGCAACGGCAAACCAAATAACAGATGTATAGCTACCATATCCATAATCACATGCCCTAAATCTAGTCCAGTCATGTGGAATTTGATGAGGATCCACCACATGTATAGAACGATTAAACTCTGGAAACGCTGCACCCTCTGCAATATCCCAGTTACCATCTAACAATTGCTTACGCTGCTGCTCTGGCAGAGACAACAACATCGTTTCATACTCACCTGTGGCAGCTAAGTGTGGATTGTCAGAGAGCTTAGCAGGAATAAACCTACGTTTGAACAGCGGCTCACCAGCTCTGCTATGTCCTTCGGGGTAGACCATCGTCTTACCAGTGTCAGAGTCAGTTGCCCAGAATGATTTACCAGCTGGGGCTGGGTCAATGAACATCTTCTTAACCCAAGCATGACCCCTGTTGCCGGGGTTGGTGGTGGCTCTCATATAAACTGGTAAGTCTGCTGCTGTAGAACGCAGACGTGAACGCATATAGTTCCACGCAAACGGTGTAGACCATTGTGTCAACTCATCAAATCCAATCCATGTAAAGGACAAACCCTGATAGCGAAGTACGTCTTCGTCTCTGTCAAGGTAGGACATCCACAGCTTACCACCAGATGGTGCTTCCCATTGCATCTTACGCTCACTCCACTTGATGCCGGGGTAGATCTTAGGAAAGAGTTCTTGGCTCTTCCATATTAGTTCTCGTAGTTCTTCAGTTGTGTGTCGCAACAGCAACCCAGAGAACTGTGGGTGTGACAAGTAGCGCATTGGGTCGGCAAGAATGGCGTAGCTCTTACCACCACCAGCTGCACCACCATACAACACTTCCTTATCAGGAGCTGCTAGAAACTCTGTCTGTGGACCTTCATTAGGTTTGAAGATGACATTCTCATGTTCAGTCGTCTGAGCTTGAGAGAAACTCTGCTGCTCTGTCTCGGATGCTGACATATCTCTCACTATTAAAGAAGGACTCGTCACCTTCTTGACCGAGCGCCCTTTCGTAGGCTTGCGCTTTACGGAGGGTTTGGTCGAGCCTTCTGGTAAGGTTTCGATAATATGTAGCTTTTCTTTTACGCGACTGTTCATTCTTTATTCGTTTACTAAGACCATCCTTAGTTATCTTTCTACCTGTTGTTTTATACAGCCAAAGGGCAACCTTCTCATGGCTATACTGTTTAAGCAATTTCTTAGCTTTTGCTAACGCCTCAAGCTCTACAGGAATTGGTTCAAGAATATCTGGATCATCTTCGCATTCTTTATAACCAAATGGAATATGTCTTGACCCTGCATGTTTAGGAATGTTAATCCAATGATTCTTTACTTCCGGTTGAGGAAGTATCCAAGCTCCTAAGTTTCTTTCATTCATCCATCGATTCTACACGCTTTGGTGGCAATATCATAATACCGCTTGAACTTTCAATATGCATCTTCTCTGTCTTAACAACACCAGCTCTGTCTAGCAAATCTTTGGCAGCGTTAAGCTTCTCTTTGATACCCAGCTCTGTTGGGTCCATGATGCCGTCAACAACAGCCATAGCTGCTCGTGGAGCATTGAATGCAACATACATCTGGGTTGCTGAAATGATCTCTTCTTTGATGCTGTTCATAATGTCACGAGTGGGAGTGTTATCACTATATCCAGCAAGCTTCTTAGCCCTAACAGGATCACCCTTTGCCTCTGCAAACAACACCTCAATAAACTTCTGTTGTTGCTCTGTTAATTGTTTCTTTGCCATAATTAAATATTCTGTTTAAATTCTTCTTTAACGGATACAGTGACCTGCACAGAATCTGTAGCAGAAGCCAATCCCCTAATCTTATCCCCACGCTCTAACAAAATAGCATCTGTAATCTGAATGAAGCCATTAGCTATGACATTAACAGAATCCATTATTGGATACCATTCATCTTCGATGTGGCTATACCAGTCAAGGCTTACTGTTGCAGCGTTGCCATTGAGGCTAGTGACAATAACACTAACAACCTCACCATCAAACTTAGGAGGAGCTACATAGATGTCTTGGTTGCTTGCTGTCAGCTTTACGGACAATGATCTATTCTTTGTCATCTTCTTTCTTCTTCAAGTCATAGTACCGTAAATCACGGAACCATTCAACGTAAATTTAGTTGTACTGCCTTTTTTCTTTGCAAGCTCTTTTACCAGCTGTGCTTTAGTCATGTCCATTTCAGGTTCTCTCTTTTTCAATAGCGCTGCCATTTGTTTTGGATTTGCCGATAACGAAGCACGGGGCTTCACAACTTTTTCTAAATACATTAGCTAGCAATCAGAATGCCTTCAGCAAAAATACCAACTTCGTTAGTACTGCTACTACTCTTTGCTTGAAACACTATGTCTGTCTTTTCTGGATAAGCAAAAGGAACAACCCGCTGAATATTCATATTGTTTAAAAACGTTGTCTCTGCAACTCTTAATACAGTGCCGCTAGTAGTTATGCTTTTATTTCTAAATAATAGATATTGACTACCGTTAGCTGTTGCACTAAAAACATCAATGCGATATAGATAGAAGGTATGACCAGCTGGTACTGTATACCAACTAGCTTGACTCTTACCAACACCAATAGCAATCTTAGCGTAGGTGGAACCATCAGACAATGTAATGGTTCCAACATTATTACCACTAACGACAACAACAGTGTTAATACGTAAGAAGCTGGCTGTGGTTGTAACAGCTATTGTGCCGTTCAAAGCAACAACCTCTTGTATATTATTGTAGCTGGCATCTAATCCAACCACTAACACAGACACTGCTGTATCACTAGCACTACTACTAACAACATCCATCTGCTCTGCTGCTGTAGGGAATACAATGTCTGTAGCGTTCTCCCATAGGCTAACAAAGCTTGTACCTACGCTGGAATTAAAACCAAAGATGTTAACAGGTGTAGCACCCGCAACCATCCCCATAGCAACTTGCTGTTCATAAGGCGTTATGTTTGGGGGGTAATGCGTAATCATTATTTTCTATATGCTGCTGTCTTATCAGCAACCTTCTTAGGCTGCTTCACCATCTGCTTACCTGCCTTATCACCAGCAGCTTTAGCAGCGTTGGTGGCTTTCTTCTCAGAGATGCTAAGCCCTTCCCATGCCTTCTTTGGTAAATAACGCTTCTTACCCTCTGAAGGCTTACCATCAGAAGTTGTCCACTCCTGCTTAGTCCACTTGCTAATACTCTTCTGAGAATCCTTCTTAGCACCGCTATAGCCACCACCAGCCTTCTTATACTCAGCAGCTAATAGCTGTGCCTTACGAGCACTCCATTCACCGCTGTCACCACCTTTAGAGGAAGACATAACCTTCTTCTTAAGGCGTTCTCTAAGCTCAGGCTTGGTGTATACCATTACTTCTTCTTAGCTAGAAATGCTTTGTGCTCTGAAGGAGTTTCACCAGCTTGTCTAGTGTGGTATTTCTTACCTTCAAAGGTGAACTCTGATTTACCAGAAGAACGAGCTGCTCTGAAAGCCTGCCCTCTTGGTGAAACACCAGAGCTTTTACCACCACTTGCTGCTACAGACTTAGGGGCTTCTTTTGATGCAGCCTTCTTCTCGTAAGCAGGACGTTCAATATTTGACAATGGCTTAGAGTCATTGGCTCTAGTGGCAGAGCGTCTCTCTTGCTTAGCTCTTTGATCACTCTTCTTCTTATCAGCAACTTCCTGTGCAGATGGTCCAGTAATCTTCTTGGTCTCAGTAGCTTCACTCTTAGTGCTGCTCTTCTTATTATTCTGTGAGGCAATATTAGCACCAGTGGTGGCAATACCAGCAGCAGTGGATACACGAGCCACAGTGTTCTTAACAGGGGGCTTGCCAAGAACATCAGCACCTGACGTTGTCTGTCTAGCAATGTCTTTAGCATTACCTACGTTCTTACCATTACGAAGGGCTTTAACACCCTTATAAATCTTTGGAAGAAACTTTGCTGCTGCAATACCTGCTGCGATTAATGGAGCAGCCATGATTATTTCTTTCCTTTAGAAGCAGGAACACTAGCACCACACATAGCCATACCACCCTTAGCCATACCCATTGGCTTCTTCATAGAAGTGTCACCACCGTATGCCATCTTCTTAACAGCACCACCCTTAGCCATACCCATTGGCTTCTTCATAGAAGTGTCACCACCGTATGCCATCTTCTTAACAGCACCACCCTTAGCCATACCCATTGGCTTCTTCATAGAAGTGTCACCACCGTATGCCATCTTCTTAACAGCACCACCCTTAGCCATACCCATCTTAGGAGATTCATCATAGGCATCTTGCTCAAGCTCTACAGCACGATCAAGATATTCATTGCGAACCTCTTGTGGCAGCTTCTCGTTCTTAGCATCTTTGCGGTAGCGCTTGATTAAAGCAGCACGTTCTTTGTTATCCATGATTATCCCTTACCATTTAACTTTATCAGCCCAATAGGCAGCTGACATCTTACCTTTAGAGATGTTGCTAGCATGACGAGCTTTGAAGCTCTTCTGCCTAGCTTTCTCTGACGGCGTTGAAGGGGAACCTCCAGCACCACTAACACCTTGTTGACCAAAGCGTATTAACTTAACTTCATCACCAGCCTTAGCTAACACAGCATGACTCTTCGTTGGATGATTAGGAGTTTCCTTTGGTTTGTTATAACCAACAAACTCTTCCTTACCTTTTTTAATCATCCCCATCCCTCAGCTTTCATAGCCTTCTCAATCTGTGGCAAAGGCATTAACAATCCTGTCCTAGCCTCTAAGGCTGCTCTAACATAATAAACATCAGAGTGAAACACCTTCACACTCTCCCTACCCTTAGCAAAGCTCTGCATGATGTGAGCATAGTAGGAATGAGGAGGAGATGACATCTTACCTGCTTTTGTTAATTGTTCTCTTGTGTTCATATAATACTAATTATTATATCATACTAATGGATATATGTCAATGATTATCTTTCAGGCATACCTCGCTAAAGGTGGTATATAGCGATCTATATAACCAACCTGTCCCAATGATGCTAACAACACCTATGATGATGATGAATACCAATGACATGCTGTTGGTATTAATGATCATATAACCATAAGATACATTGACATAGACTAAGAGACTATTAGCATGCTGTCAGACTACAGTTGACGTATGCTAAGAGAACCAGTCGAGATCAATGAAGCATCACCTAGAAATCCCATAAGGAGATTGTTCTTTTATAACTGTAGATAGCTCCACCCCCATCGGCTACAGTCTTTAACTAGTGCCCAATACTAAGCCTAGTCTGGTCAACACAAGGTGTAAATGTTGCCAGTATGCCGCATCAAGTGCTGCGTCTTTGTCTACTATGGGCGATTCAACCCTGATGTCTTTAGAGAGCTGTAGCTGCTCTTGTGTATAGTTATACCATAAAGAGCTGTGGATTGCAAGCGATGATTGTGTTATTGTTATCGGTGTTTTTCTATATAACTAAAAGTCATAAGAGAGCTGTTGTAGCTATAGATCGTTGTATATGCTGTGTTATTATTGACCGAGTGGTCAATAACGTAGCTGGGGAGAGATTGTGTAGGTCTGTGTATACGATAATACTTAATCATTACCTAAGTTAGAAATCCTCGTGTGTGGGCGAGGCTGTATATATAACGCCCCTACCCCCCAGTGGGCCACGCCCCTCCCCAGATCTAAAGATCCGCAGATCTTAGAATACCAGACGCAGATCTTAATAGGGTATTAAAGATCTGCATACCTAGATCTACCGAGCATGAAATAAACTCTGTCGAATCAACGCTCTTCTAAAGAAGGGTTACTGATATGAGATCTGCTTCTTTTATGAAAATCACCTGATTTACTGGTTATTTATACAGTGTTTCAGTGAAAACCCTAACCCCGATGTACAACTTAGAAAAGTAATACTTGGTCATTGCCTTAACGTAGTTAACTCTGTGAAACAATCCGTGAAACAATTGCTGATTCCTCTTACGAAGTAAAGAATCGTGCCAACCTTGTTCTTCGCAACGAAGTTGCTGTGCAAGCTCGCGCATCATGACGTAGCGAGGCAGCTTCCCTCCTTTACTTTAGTAATAAAACCGTGCCAGCTTTTCATTGGCAACGAAGTTGCTGTGCATGATGTACGCTATGATGCGAGAGGCCAAAATCGATGCTGAGGAGCCGCCAAAACTACGTCATTAGATTTTATATTTTACTCTTGAGCTAAAGCGAAAGAGGTAAAATATTAAATCTAATGACTTTAAGATAACCGATTTCGAATCGTATCGCCGATTCAACAGTAAAGCTGTGAAGCACCACTGTATCAAGCTGTGAAGCTTTAGCTTTGTTCTTTAACAATCGTTTTCAACAGTCAGTATGCTTCAGTGACAGCGAAGCTGAAATTGAGTTGCCCAATCAAGCCGTGGGTTAATGGCTTGACCATTCTGGTATATGATGCTGATAATATGCCCAGTACATTGTCATAGTAAGACGGGGTCGTCTTACGAAACTGATGCACTTCCCTAAACGTTTACGTTTATAGTTGTATCAAACAGTGACAATGCTTCAGTAAGGGTTTACACTCTGTGAGCCTTTACCGTAGCAACCTTCCTAAAGGAAACACCATGAGAAAAATAGATCATATTTCAGAGACAATTAATGGCACTGAATACACTGTTAAAGTGTATCGTGACACTGAATGGAATGAATACATTTGCCGTCTATTCATTGATGGCATTGAACACAAAGATTCATCGTATCATACTGATGATAAAGAGGATGCACTGGCTAGTGCCTACAATTTACCTTTCATGACCGCTTAACTTCCTAAAGGAAACACCATGTACACTGGATTCAAAAGTAAAAACCTCCTCTCCGTAGGAGCCGATGCCAAGACCGTTAAAGGTGAAGCACTAGGGTTTTTGACGGGTATTCTATACCTTGCTCCAGCCAAGTCATCAGGGTATCAAATGTGTCCTATGGCATCAATTGCACAATGTGAAGCATCATGTCTTAATACCGCTGGCAGAGGTCAACAGCGTGGGGTTCAACTGGCTAGGGTCAGTAAGACATTATGGTTTATGAAAGAGCGAGAGAGCTTCATGCAGCTTCTGGTGAAGAACATCGTTGCTTTGCAACGTAAGGCTGACAAACTCGGTCTCATTGCCAAAGTTAGGTTGAATGGCACTAGTGACATTCGATGGGAGAGGGTTGAGTTTACCGATGTAGACGGTAAGTATTACGTTAACATCATGGAGCGGTTTCCTAATGTAAGCTTTTACGATTACACCAAAGATGCTAACCGTGATGACCTACCAACCAACTACGATTTAACTTTCAGTTACTCTGGTGTTGAGGCATACCAACCCTTTGTAAACAAAGCTGTCGCCAAAGGTATGAGGATGGCTGTTGTCTTTAGACATGCTGTTGACATCCCCAAAATGTTTATGGGAATCCCTGTGTTGTCTGGTGACAACAGCGATGTTCGTGACCTTGATCCAAACGGTGTCATCATCGGCCTTTATGCCAAAGGCAAAGCGGTTCACGATCAGTCTGGCTTTGTTGTATAAATTGTTATAAGGGTTTTCACCTATGGCATTGGTTTCGATCAGTGCCATACAATGAATGTCCTGAGCAATGTTGCTCTGCTCTTCCTGAAAGGAAACACAATGTTACCGTCAATTAAAATGCTCGAATACATCGCTGACTACGTCAACGAAGAACTGTCTCGTGGCACTGTTATTACAAAGTACATCCTGATGGAGGCTGTCATGGCCTTTGACGGTGGTGCTGCTGACATGGAGGAAACACAATATCACTGACAGCCCAAAGGCTGTGACGTTATCATCCAACGGCAGTAAAGCGTCAATGTTTGCACTGTCTTGACAACCCAGCGCTGATGAACTTACAATGTAGGTTCATCACCGATGTGATTGTCACATCACCGAGCAATCGTGCTCATAGCTTTCCTTAAGGAACTATCCATGTCTAAGTCTTTAATCTTCTCTCGCAACGGCAACGATTCTGAGCTTGGTGCTGATCGCATCAAACAGCTTGCCCCAGCAGTGTTCAGCACCTCACACAAAGAGACGCTGAGCAGTAGATACCAGCCCCTTAACACTGCTGACCTGCTACCAGTGCTCAGTGACTACGGCTTTGTCCCAACACAGGCTGTGCAGCGATTCGGTCGTAAGACCACTGCAGAGCACAACCACCACATGATTGCATTTGCACACCGAGACAGCCTGTTGCAGACAAGCCCTAAACAGGATCGTGGAGAGATCATCCTGTACAACAGCCATGACGGTACTGGTGCTGTGAGGTTGTTTGCTGGTGCTTACCGATTTATCTGCTCAAATGGTATCGTTGCTGGTGAGGGTTATGACAACCGTATCTACCACAGTCGTAGTGGCCTCAACGGATTCGAAGAGATGCTGGCTAACACTGTGCAGAGCTTGCCTAAGCTGTTGAATGCCATCACCATGATGAAAGAGAAACCTCTTAATCGTGATCGTCAGGTTGAGCTTGCAACACAAGCTGCACAGGTTCGATGGAAGATGTTAGGGTCTCAGTTTGAGGATGCTAACATTCGTGGTAGCTTTGCCACTGGACAAACTGTAGCAGACCTGCTGTTGCCAACACGTTGGTCTGATCAAACAGATGATGCATGGACTGTGTTCAACAGGGTACAAGAGGGTGTCATTCGTGGTAAGGCTATGATTCAAAGCTTCACTGAGCGTAACCCAGAAGGTGTGTTGCGTAAGAGTCGTCCCATCTCAAGTGTTGCAGAGAATGTCCGTGTTAACCGTGAGTTGTGGGACATTGCACAAGACGTTGCAGAATTTGCTTAACCAAACAGGGGCAGCGATGCCCCTTCCTTAAGGAATTAAAATGAAATATTCAATAGAGTTTTGCCGCACCTCTTACGTCAGCTATGAGGTTGAGGGTGAGAGTCAAGACAAAGCAGAGATCAATGCATGGCAATTGCTTGCCAATGACCACAACGTTGATGATGGCAAAGCCAACTGGGCTTTGGTGTTCATGACACCAGTTGAGGTGAGTGAATGACCTACGAAGCTTTGTTTGATATTCTTAGCATCATCCTATTCATAGCTTTGCTATTCACTGCGGCAATATGTGTTGCCAAATACTTTGGAGTTGAATAATGACTAACGCAGAACATTTTGCTATTAATCAATGGCTCAGTGATTATCCTGACAACATGACATATGACACCATCATAGAGCGTATGTCTGTCCCTAATGAGTGGATGGTGAAAGACATAACTGTCTGGGAGTTGGTTGAAAACTGCACAACCGATCAGGTAGCAGAGATGATTGACGACACAAGGCGAGCATATGAGCGAAGTCTTACATTTGGAGAACAGTAATGATGAAGGAACGAACAATTATTTTAGCGCCCAGCGATAGCTTGCTTGACTTAGTAGTGGAGCAGTATCAACAAGACAATTTAGACGGGGATACAACAGCATTCTATGACATACTTGACAGACTACCTAGAGAGGTGTTGATGGGCTACCTATCTCCTAGTAGGCAACGGGAAACGATACGAGTCAGCTTGTTAGCAATCAAGTCTAAGCTCTCTGCTCTTGAGGCTGGCGTTATAACTGATGAGGAAGTAAGCGCATGATTGAAGATTTACCCCGTAAATATTACATCCAAACCCGTAATATACATGGTTGGCATCGCTTACATCCTGAGAACTACCCGTCCCTGATTGATGCATCACAGGGGTTGGAGCGGTATGTTGACAGTATGTTCTTTGAACATGGCGAGACGCTACCGACAGGAATATTTCGTATCGTTAAATGCAAACCAAAGAAATGACAACACAAACAGGAGAACACAAATGAAGACATTCACAATCACCATGTACACTGACAGCGGTCATGGCTGGGGTAAGGTTAAACGTAATGTGTTGCAGAACTTAGGTATCGAAGACCTGATCAGCCCCTACAGTTATGAGATGGGTGATAATGTCTACCTTGAGGAAGACTGTGACTTGTCCCATTTAAGGCAGGTGTTGAGTGATAACAACGTTGTTGTTAGATATGTTGAGAAGCATACTGATGGTGACAGTCGTATCAGGGGATACGAATCATTCAAACCACTACCTGTGTTGTAAACTTTAAAGGAAATTATTATGTATATGTTAAACAAAGAGGCCATCAAGACGGTGGCAGATGTAGCTGATGTGCTTGAGATGCTAGGTGTTATGTTGATGGATGATCATCCGTTGGTGCAACAGAACCTGCATTTATTGATGCCTTATGTAGGTGATACAAATGAAACTAAGTGACGGCGCTGTCTTCAATCCCTTTGGTTATCGGTTAATCATCCGTTACAGGAAGTTTAAGTCGAGGCCATTCGAAGTGATATACGGTGAGTTCTTTAGAGGGATTCACTGGTGTAAGCTTTCAGTATATATATTTCACAGGTGAAACAAAATGACAAAAGATCAAGTGTTGGGTTTGTATGTTGGTTGTGCTTTGGGTGATGCCTATGGTGCTCCGTTCGAGTTCATGTATCCAGAGGATGTTGTTGCACCCAATGACATGATGTCGGGTGGCTCTCATGGCGTTGACAATGGTGAGTGGACAGATGATACAGCCCTGATGATGTCAGCGTCTGATGCCTACATCAAGAGCGGTGAGTTCAACCCATCTATGATTGCTAACAACTTCAAGAGTTGGAAAGCATACGGTGACTTCGGCACACGAGATGAGTGCTTTGACATCGGTGCAACAACATCCAATGCCATTAGCTTGATGACCCGTGATAATCCATATGCTGGCAGAGCTAACAAGAACGACAGCGGGAATGGTAGTCTGATGCGTATAGCACCAGCCATTGCTGCCAACCACAACAACAGCCATGCTGCTGTCGGTGAAGCTGTTGCCCTTGCTCTGATGACACACGGTAACAACGACACAGTTAAATACATCTCTGCCTATGTGGCTCAGATGTTCATTGGCTTTCACAAAGACTTCAAACACCTGCAAAACTGCTGGGACATTCACACTGATGTAGGCACTGGCTCGATCATGCACTCTTATGCTGTAACAATGTGGGCAGTACACCGCAGCACCTCATTCAAGCAAGCCATGAAGATGTCTGTGAAGTTGGGCTATGACACTGACACCAACTGTGCCATTGTTGGTATGATGTACGGTGGTGTTAATGGCTTCAGCTCTTTGCCAACGGAATGGGTTGAGCAGGTACACCAGATTGATAAGATCAAGTCTGTTGCTGAGCAGATGTATGTGATTGGTAACAAATGATACCGAGTTACATGCAGGTTGTTCAACGTGGGGATGAGACAACCTATCGATACAACCCACCATCGGATGCAGTTGAGGCAGGTGTTGTCAAGCGTGAACAGCTTGGTACAGACTTGAGCACGGCCTCTGCATATGTTGAAGAGCAAAACATTCTATTGAATGAATGGCGTAGGGAGAAAAGATATTTAAAAAACCTAAGTGCAAAGAGCACTGTTGATGACCTGATCAAAAGCTACATCAACAGTCAAACTTTCCTAAGCTTAGGCGATAAGACACGACAAGACTACGTCTACTACATGAACAGCTGGAAGAAGAGTCGTCTCGGTAGTGTGCCATTACCTAAATCAAAAATAGGAACCATCGTCACTCCCATGTGCCAACGTATCTATGAAGAACATGCTGATCGTAGCATAAGCATGGCATCACATACGTTGGCAGTGTATCGATTGTTATTTAATTATGCAATCAGACATGGCTTCACCAACCACAACCCATTCAGCAAAGTGCAGACACGTAAGCACAAGAGTAGGAAGATTGTGTGGGAGCGTCATCATGTTCGTGCTTTCCTCAACACAGCGTTCAGTAAGTTTCAATGGCGCAACGTTGGTGTCATTGTTAACATGGCGTATGAGTGGGGACAGCGTCTCGGTGACATGCGAGAGCTGACATGGGACAGCTACAACTTAGACACTGGTGTGTTGACGTTGACACAAAGCAAACGTGGTGCTAACATTCAAGTTCCAACAAGTGAAGGGTTGCGTAAGATGCTAGCTCAACAACATGAAGACTTTGGTTGGCAACCATACATTGCACCCTCACACAGAGTGATACGTGGTGTGGCTAAGCCTTACACGTTGATGTCCCTCAACCGAATGGGGAACGTTATCATGAAGGAGGCACAGCTACCTGATGAGTTGATGCTCATGGACTTACGCCGCACTGCCATCACTGAGATGGTGGAGGTTGGTGTTCCCATGTCATCCATCATGGCTGTGAGTGGGCATGCAACTCCTATGTCGCTGAGTCCTTACATTAAACACACCTTGCGTGGTGCAACCAATGCACAGCAGATGCGAGGGTTACCGGAGTATTTGATATGAAAGTAAATATTGTCTAGGGTGTTGATGGCGCTGCTGTTGTTGTTACCAACATCGGCAGATGCTGTACCATATGCTAAGCAAGCCAAGTGTTTTGCAGACAACCTGCATTACGAAGCAAGGGGTGAAAGCTTAGCGGGTATCAAAGCTGTGGCTAACGTTGTGCTGAATCGAGTGAAGAGTAAGCGTTGGCCTAATACAATATGTCAAGTGGTGTATCAGCGTAAACAATTTAGTTGGGCCAATTATGCACGAGACAGACACCCCACTGGTGTTGCATATACAACACAGGTCATGAGGGTTGTTGCTCTTGCAATGGCGGGTAGGTTGAGAGATAATACACAAACTGCCACCCACTACCACACGTTAGCTGTCTCTCCATCATGGAACAAGAGGTTGGTTAAGATCAAGGTGATAGGCTTTCATGTCTTCTATCGCTATCCCTTTAAACGAAAAGGAACTGAATGGAAACATACTCCCAAGGGTATGCTAATGGATATCGAAATCAATTAGCATTTTGCACAGATAATGATCTATACATGGCAGGGTTTGATGCTGGATCCTTAGAACTTAAACTAGACATAGAGAAACACAATGAACTACTTAGAAATATTGCAACAAGACATAGCATCACACACTACAATGACAACGATGTCACTTGAGGATCAACAACAAGTTGTTAGCTGTATTATCCACGATGCAGTGAAGGTGTCGGAGCGAATCAGACGTGACATAGCAGAGCAAGAAGAAGAGCTGTACAAAGTTGGAGGCACAGACTAAGATGATCAAGGAGAAGAACACATGAACAGCGAAGAAGTTATTGCAAAGGCACGTGAGGCAATGATGCAACTGTTCACTGACCCCGAGAACCAGCCTAGTCAGTTCGGTACGGTGACGGTGGAGTACATGAATCGAGAGATTGAAGCCGAGCGTGAGCGCATCTTCGGCGTACTGCTAGACATGCATGACAAGACGCAAGGGACGCACAACTACTACCTACACGCAATAATTCACATTAAAACAAGGAGTAACAAATGGCTAAAGTGACAATACTACCTAGGGATGTAGAGAAGATTAACGAGGTTGTAGAACTAAACAACATTGTGTCTGACATAACAATTGAATGTGATAGCAGCTCAGGTATCGGGTCTATCATAACAATGAGTTGGGTGACAATATACAATGGTCTCTGTACTACGATGACTGTTAATGTCGCCGATGAAAGTGAGTGGTGATGAACTATGAAGAGATAGGCGCTGAGATGCGTAATGAAAAGGATGCTTTAATACTGCAAGGGCTTGTTAAAGAGTTCTTTGATAAGTATTTAAATCGCATAGAAGAGAGTGATAGCGGTACTGAGTTCAGCCCCATTACACTTAGCTGTTGTAGGGTTATGATGTTAGAGCCGTTGAATGATTTATTAACAAAGATGGCAAAGCTGTCTGGTGCAAAAGAGAAGGTGACTTATGGACTTAAGGTTAACAATATGTGATGATGATGCAGATAAGATTACTGTTTCCAACTTACAGGAGATATTAGAAAACTTACAGCATGGTTTATCTCGTAGAAAACAAAACGAAGGATTCGCTGTCTTTGATCTAGACAAGAAAAAAGACATTATAGAAATTAAAAAACGAATAAACGCTACTCGTATTATTATTGACTATTTTGGAGGATGTATAAATGAATGATGAAGGAACGGGCAACGTAACCCTATTACGTGATAACGTAGATGGCAGTGCTGTTTATCAGTTTGACTTTCCACCAGAGACAGTATCAGCTTTGACAAGGTTAGGCATACTCACTGCCATAAAGGCAGGGATAGGTGAAGCTAAAAAGCTAGCACCTGACTATGATGCTGTAGAGTTCACAGAGGAGATTAAAGACCTTGCTGAAGAAGCTGGGTTTAGTATGTGGGAAAATGAAAGCTGGAAGCCAGAGGGTGAGGTAGTGGACTGGGCTAGTAAGTATGACAAAGAGTTAATAAGGTTTTACCATTTAGTTAAAGAGAAGAATGGTGTGACATAACATGAAGCAACAAAAATCATCGAAAGAAATAATTAATGGTGTTAAGTATGACAACGATAAACCAGACTACACACTGCTGCCATTCAATGCGGTGGATGAAGTGGTGAAGGTATTGACGTTCGGTGCTAAGAAGTATGACCGACACAATTGGAAAAAGGTTGACAACTTGCACCTACGCTATCAGGCTGCTGCTTACAGGCACATGACAGCGTACAGTAAAGGGGAAGTTATTGATGGTGAGAGTGGACTACCCCACCTTGCACACGCTGTATGTTGTTTGTTATTTTTAATGGAAGCCGAGGAAGTATGAGTAAAGTTAAACTAGTATGGGCAACACCACAAGGTGAAGAGCTTGTTGCTTACATGGCGAGGGTGTCTAACCCAGAAAACCAAGACAACAAAGAAACAGCACCCAAGCTCCTCAAGTATCTAGCTAACAATAAACACTGGTCTCCATTTGAAATGGTGAATGTATGTATGGAGATTGAAACAACCAGAGACATTGCTCGGCAGATACTCAGACATAGGAGCTTTTCGTTTCAAGAATTTAGTCAACGTTATGCAGTGGCTAATGACTACGCTCTGTCTGAGGTGCGTTTGCAGGATGATAAGAACAGGCAGAACTCGCTGCCAACTGAGGACAGGGAGCTACAGCGGTGGTGGGACGAGATGCAACGCACCTTAATAGCACAGGTTAGGGGTGTCTATGGCGCTGCGCTTAACAACGGCATAGCTAAAGAGGTAGCGCGTAAGTTGCTGCCTGAAGGATTGACAATGAGTAGGATGTATATGAATGGTACGTTACGTAGCTGGATGCATTACGTTGACATTCGTTGTGATGCTGCTACACAGAAAGAGCACCGAGATGTAGCAGATAAATGCAAAGCAATATTAAAGACGGAGTTTCAATCATTATTTAAGGAATGAATATGGGGTTTGCATTAACTCATCAGAAGTGTCTCACTTGCCCCAGCAGTGATGGCTTGTCATACAACGAAGACGGCAGCAGCAAGTGCTTTGTCTGTCACACATATCACCCATCCGATGGAACTGTTCAAGTGACCGAACTTAAAAAGAAACCTAAGCAAACTAAAACTCCATCGCAAGTCAAAGAAGATATGGAGGCGGGTTTCATCACTGGTATCAATGACCGTAAGATTAATATCTCAACATGCGAAACATTCGGTGTTGTTGTAACAGATCGAAGCTACTACTTCCCCTATTACAATGCCGTTAACGAGTTTATTGGTGCTAAGATTAGGGGTAAGAAGGACAAGACATTTATCAGCGAAGGTCAATGGAGTGATGGAACTTTATTTGGACAGCAGTTGTTCAGCGCAGGCGGTAAGTATGTAACCATCTACGAAGGTGAGTTTGATGCTATGGCTGGCTATCAGATGACTGGGTCTAAGTGGCCTAGCGTATCTGTTCGCAACGGTGCTGGCTCTGCATTGCAAAACTGTAAGGACAACTATGAATGGTTGTCATCGTTCGAGAATATCATCGTTTGTTTTGACAACGATGATGCTGGACGTAAGGCTTCGAGAGAAGTTGCTGAGTTGTTCGGTGGCAAGAGTAAGCTATTCAAGGGCATGAACAACTACAAGGATGCTTGTGACTTCCTAATAGGGGGAGAGAAGGACTTATTTGTTCAGCAGTGGTGGAAGGCTGATCAGCACACACCGGATGGAATTGTTAGCGGTACATCTCTTTGGGACTTAGTTAGTACACCGCTTGAACCAGCACAGTGTAGCTATCCGTGGGAAGGGTTGAATAACATGACCTATGGTATACGTCACGGTGAGCTGGTGACAATCACTGCTGGTAGTGGATTGGGTAAGAGTCAGTTGTTGCGAGAAATTGTATGGCATTTATTACAGAACATTGACGACAACATTGGCTTGATGTTCTTAGAGGAAAGCATTCGCAAGACTGGCTTGTCTATGATGTCATTGGCTGCTAACGTTCCGATGCACCTGCCAGACACACCGACCACTGACAAAGAAAGACGTGATGCTTATGAAGCTACGCTCGGCACTGGTCGTCTGTTCTTATTCGATCACTTCGGCAGCACAAGCGTTGACAACATCGTTAATCGTGTGCGATACTTGGCTAAGGCTTTGTCATGCAAGTATATCTTTGTGGATCACATCTCAATCATTGTGTCAGCACAAGAGAGTGGTGATGAGCGCAAGGCTATTGACGAGATTATGACGAAGCTTCGTATGCTGGTTCAAGAAACTAACATTGCTTTGTTTGTGGTGTCACACCTTAAGCGTCCTGAGGGTAGGGGACACGAAGAAGGTGCAGCAACATCTCTTGCTCAGTTAAGAGGTAGTGGTTCGATTGCACAGCTTAGTGATATGGTTATTGGAGCAGAGAGAGACGGTCAAGCTGAAGACTTAACCGTTCGTAATACAACACACGTTCGTGTTCTAAAGAATCGTTTCAGTGGTACAACAGGGCCAGCATGTAGCTTGCTCTACACCAAAGAAACTGGAAGGATGTTAGAATACGAACCAATCGAAGACGTTCTTTAAGGAAACAAAATGCTAGCAACTATACTTTTATTCTCAATGTTTGTACTACTCCGTTCGATTGGTTGATCATGGATTGGATATATGACATTGAAACTTATCCGAATGTGTTTACGTTCTCTGCCATTGATGCCAATGGTGAGAATGAAGTGGCGTTCGAATGCTCAACTCGTAAGAATGATGTAGCTGATCTGCTGTCTTTTCTTGACAAGCTTCGTAAGAACAAGGACAGGATGATTGGATTTAACAACGTTGGCTTTGACTACCCTGTTGTCCATGACCTCTTGTCTGTTCGTGAGAAAGCTTTAACTGTCAGTGGTAAGGCTGTAGCTGTACGCACATACAAGAAAGCTCAGATGGTTATCGGTGCTGAGAATGTGTTTCAAAAGATAGTCAGGGTTTCTGATGAGCATGTTAATCAGGTTGACTTGTTTAAGATTCATCACTTCGACAACAGGGCTAGGTCAACTAGCTTGAAAATGATTGAGTTTAATATGCGATCAGACACCATCGAAGATCTACCCTATGAGGTTGGCACCAATCTTGAGGATGATCAGATAGATGTATTGCTTAAATACAACATGCATGATGTACGTGAGACATTAAAGTTTTATAACCACTCATTACCAATGCTTTCTTTCCGTGAAGAGCTGACTAACAAGTATAAGCGTAGCTTCATCAATCACAACGATACAAAGATTGGTAAAGATTATTTCATTATGCGTCTTGAAGAAGAGATGGAAGGTAGCTGTTACAAACGTGTTAATAATAAGCGTGTCATTCAACAAACTATTCGAGAATCAATTAACATCGGTGATTGCCTGTTCAACTACTACGACTTTGAACGTCCTGAGTTTATATCTGTGCTGGAATGGTTTCGCAACAAAGAAATCACAGAGACTAAGGGTGTGCTAAGCAGCATCCCTGAAGATGAGCTTGGTGATGTTGCACCGTTTGCTGACATGCTTACAAAGCGTAAGAAGTTCTTCTTCAAGCCGAGTGATGAGAGTGTTGAAAAGTTCATGGTAGAGCACCCTGCTGGATGGATTGATGCTGTTGAGTTGAAGACAAAGAAGAAGGGTGAAAAACAATTCTCCTATTGGGGGTGTTGGAATGTCGCTGACAACTTGAATGTTGTTGTCGATGGTTTCCGTTTCGACTTTGGTACTGGTGGCATTCATGGATCAATTAGTGATGCGGCTGTTGAAGAGGATGATGATCACTTCATCATTGATGCTGACGTTGCTTCGATGTACCCAAACATTGCCATTGCCAACCGTGTATTCCCTGAGCATTTAGGTGAACGCTTTTGTGACATCTACGAAGACGTATACCAACAACGCAAAAGCTATGCCAAAGGTACTGTCGAGAATGCAATGCTGAAGCTGGCATTGAACGGTGTATATGGTGACAGCAACAGTCAGTACAGTCCGTTCTATGATTCGAAGTACACAATGTCAATCACCATCAATGGTCAGCTATCATTATGTTTGTTAGCAGAGAAGTTGATGGGTATTGAAGGCTTGTCTCTTATCCAAGTTAACACTGACGGCATCACTGTCAAACTTCCTAAGAACAAGAAGGATGTTTATGATATAATCTGTGATGAGTGGCAGAAGCAAGTTGGTTTAGATTTAGAGTTTGCTTTCTATAGTAAGATGATTGTCCGTGACGTGAACAACTACATTGCTGTTTACACTGACGGTAAGGTTAAGCGTAAGGGCGCATACCAATACGAAGGGCTAGGCTGGCATCAAGATCAAGGCGGTCTTGTTATTCGCAAGGCTGCTGAGGCACACATCTTACATAGAGCTGACATACGTAACTTTATTACAAACCACGAAGACAACTACGACTTCATGATGCGTACTAAGGTGCCAAGAAGTAGCAAGCTCGTGCTAGTATTAGCTGATGGTACAGAACAGGTTCAACAAAACACCTGTAGGTTTTATGCTTGCAGGGCTGGTGCAGATCTTGTTAAGGTTATGCCGCCGTTGAAGGATGATTTAGAACCACGTAGACTTTCAATCGGAGCTGGTTGGGGTATGTGGGTTTGCAATAATGTCAAGGACTTTAATCGTGAAGACCTTGATTATAATTACTACGTTGACATGGCTGAGAAGCTTATCATCGGGTAACGTTAATTAGGCTAACGTCATAGCCTTTATTTTGATTGGAAATTATATGACTGAAGATTTGAAAGTAAAGATTAAGTGTGACATCTACTGGGCACAAACACACAAGCTGAATGAGATGTCTGGCAAGTACCAACTCAATCTGTGTAACCTAAGCGATAGCGCTGTGGAAGCATTGGAAAGTATGGGCATCACTATTGCAGAAGACTCAGAGAAGAGGCCTGAGATGGGTAAGTACATCACATGCAAGAGTAACAACCCCATGCGCTCACATGACTCTGATGGTATGGAGATTCCAGCTGATGTGATAATTGGTAACGGTAGCGTTGGTAAAGCTTTGGTTAGCTCTTACGAATGGAAGTACAAGAATAAGAAAGGTAACAGCCCATCGCTGAAACGACTGGTGGTTACTGACTTGGTTGAGTATGTTAATGCTGGTGGTGTAGAACTGGATGATGAAGACGTTCTGTGAAAATCTTAATAGATGCTGACATCGTAGCCTATCGCTGTGCTGCCGCTTGTGAAAACGAGAAGGTGAGCATGGCTATCATGAACACTAACAGGTCTCTTGCTGAGATCATTATGTCAGTGGATCATGATGATAGGTTTTACGATGATTGGGATCTCTATCTAACTGGTAAGACTAACTTTAGATTTGATGTTGCGGTCACTGCCATATACAAAGGTAACCGTGCCAACAAAACTAAACCTCGTCACTTAAAAGATGTTCGTGAACATATGGTTAAGGAGTGGGGTGCAGTTATCTACGAAGGTTATGAAGCTGATGATGCAATTACTACTGAGGGTCAAACTCTCAACGGTGATTGCATCATCGTCTCAATTGATAAAGACTTTAAACAGTTCTCTGGTTGGCATTACAATCCTGTGAAGCGTGAGAAATTCTTCGTCACCCCTTATGAGGGTATGAGGTTTTTCTACATGCAGATCTTGATGGGCGACAGTGCAGACAATATCATTGGCCTTGATCGCGTTGGTCCTAAGACAGCTGAGAAGATGTTAAAGAGTTGCGAGACTGAGATTGATATGTATAATGTTTGTATGGAAGCCTACCAATCTGAAGATAGAATTCTTGAGAATGCAAGATTGCTATGGCTTCGAAGAACACCTAATGAAATGTGGACATCACCGAATGACTGATACCTTTGAACTTGAAGACCGAGACACTCTGATCGTTCTTCGTCCTGACCTAGATGCTGAAGGCAAGATGATTCCTAATACGTTAACCATCGTGTCATGCGGTGTTGAATCAAAGTTTGAATCTCCAGCAATCTCTATGACTGCATTGTTGTTAACTCTTGTTCCTAATTACTTAGCTACGTATCCAGAAGAACGAGAGAAGCTTATGAAGTTTATATACGAGAAGCATTCAGACGTTCTTGAAAACTTTCTAACTCGGCACGTTTTTGACAATGAAAATTAACATCCGACTCACCGCTTTTGTGAACGACACAGATCTACCTCGTTCACTTCAAGATCCTTTGTACCTTGAAGAAGTTATTCGTGAGAATATTCAAGATGTATTTAGTGGTGCTGATATCAACGACATTGATATTGAGTTGCTTCTAATAGAGCGTGAGGAAGATTAATTGCCAAAAGCAAAACCAGAGAAACCTTTTAACAGTGGTCAATGGACAGCTGCTAGAATGAACAGCTTCATCAAGGGTGGTATTCGCACACTGTCTAGACGCTGGCCTCCACGATACGAGAGTCTTAATCTTGCTTTGATTGGTAAAAGATTAGATCCTGCTACTGGTAAGATGAGTAATCGTTACAAGTGTGCTGCGTGTGGTGACATGTTCAAACAAGCTGATGTTCAAGTGGATCACATAGATCCAGTTGTATCAGTTGAGGGTGGCTTCATTGATTGGAACATCTATATTAAACGGATGTACTGTGAGGTTGATGGTTTTCAAGTTTTGTGTAGTCAATGTCACAATGTTAAAACACAGAACGAAAGGAAGAAAAGGAAAGAGAATGCATCTAAGTAACTATAAAGGTTTAAGTAATGAATGATGGTCAACACAATTACTTTTTTGAACACGCTTCAAAAGAAAACAACGTACTAACTAATAAAGAAATGCTGTATATATGTACAGGTGATTCCGATTGGCATGAGATTATCTTACAGTTTGCGGTGTTCTTAGATGAGGTTGGATACGTTGGTGTATACGATAAGGTCTCATATCTTCTTGAAAATGATAACAATTAAGGGTTGTATTATCTTCAATTTCTGGTATAACTATATCCCAAAGGGTACTTTCGAGTACCCTTTTTCTTCTCTAAACAAACTTGACCTATGACAATTAAACTAAACATGAGCCGTGATAGTCTCTTCGATACGCTGGGTCTTCAGCGATTGAAAGAGAGCTACATGATGGACGGAGAGACCAGTCCACAAGAAAGATTTGCCTATGTATCGCAGGCTTTTTCGAGCAGCCTTGAGCACGCCCAGCGACTTTATGAGTATAGTTCTAGCCATTGGCTCAGTTATAGCACTCCTATTCTTTCTTTTGGTCGTAGTAAGCGTGGACTTCCTATTAGCTGTTTTCTTAACTATATGGAAGATAGTGCAGAAGGTTTGGTTGATAATCTATCGGAGACAAACTGGTTAAGTATGTTAGGTGGTGGTGTTGGTGTCCACTTAGGTATTCGTAACTCAGATGAGAAGAGCACTGGTATCATGCCTCACTTAAAGATGTATGATGCCTCTAGCTTGGCTTATCGACAGGGACGCACACGCCGTGGTAGTTACGCCGCCTTCTTGGACATTAACCATCCTGACATCATTCAGTTCCTAGAGATGCGTAAGGCAACAGGCGACCAGAACCTACGCACACCTAACCTGAATCATGGTGTTAACGTATCAGATGCCTTTATGCAGGTGTTAGAGAAGGCAATGTTAGATGATGACTTTGATGATAGCTGGGACTTAATAAACCCTGCTAGTAAAGAAGTTGTTGAGACGGTATCAGCTAAGTACTTGTGGCAGAAGTTGTTAGACTTACGTATGCAGACCGGAGAGCCTTACCTTATCTTCATCGACGAAGCTAACCGTAAGATGCCCTCATGGTTGCAGAAGGAGGGGTTAACAATTAACGGTAGTAACCTATGTACAGAAATCTTCTTACCCACCAGTAAAGATCGTACAGCGGTGTGTTGCCTAAGTAGTTTGAACTTGGAGTACTTTGATGAGTGGAAAGGTAATGAGCAATTTATACCGGATGTTATGGAAATGCTTGACAATGTTATTGACTATTTCATCAGCGGCGCTCCTGATAGTGTTCGTCGTGCAGTTTACTCTGCTACCCGTGAGAGGTCTATTGGAATTGGCGCGTTAGGTTTTCATGCGTACTTGCAAAAGAATAACTTAGCCTTTGAAGGTGTGATGGCAAAGATGACTAACAAGGATATCTTCAGCCATATAAACAAGGAGTGTTTGCGTGGAGATTCTTACTTGGCTGATAAACGTGGTGCATGCCCTGATGCTGCTATGCACGGGGTTAACAGGCGCTTTAGTCATCACATGGCTATTGCACCCAACGCATCGTCTTCTATTATCATGGGTAATACCAGTCCTAGCATTGAACCTTATCGGGCTAATGCTTATCGTCAGGATACTTTAAGCGGTGCGTATGTTACTAAAAATAAGTGGTTGGCTAGAGAGCTTGCTAAGATTGGGTTGGATGATGATGACACATGGGCAACAATTATCGCCAACGATGGCAGTGTGCAGCATCTGGACATTGACGACAATATGAAGGCTGTGTTTAAGACTGCGATGGAACTTGACCAGCGCTGGATTATTGAGCTTGCTAGTGACCGTCAAGTCTATATCGACCAAGGGCAGAGTGTTAACCTATTCTTCCGTCCAGATGTGCAGATCAAGTACCTGCATGCTGTACACTTCATGGCGTGGAAGAAGGGGTTGAAGAGCTTGTATTACCTACGTAGCGATAAAGTGCGTAGGGCAGAGAAAGTAGGCAGTGCAGTTAAGTTAACCTCGATAGACTTATCTGCTATAGTGAACGGAGAATCATGTCTGGCTTGCGAAGGTTAAGGCAGTTGAGTTGGGTAAGGTGGCTAGAGGTGGTCACCTGCCTGCATATTATTAGTAACACATGGAGACAGTGGTGATGACTCATAACCCTAACCAACCATGCTAGTAAAGATAGGAAAATATAAATACTGGTTTGGGCCGTATCAACTGGCAGACCTACTTTGCTTTTGGGTAGAAAAAGAAGTCGATGATTATGGTTTTAAAAGCAAACCAAAGTGGGTTCATCATTTAGGTGAGTGGCTTGCGTATGGTAGTATAGAGCCTGAAGCAAAAGCTGGAGACATAATAAAGTGGAGTCTTGACAGGCCGGACACCTTATTATCGAAGTTGTTAAGTTGGGTCTATAGCAAACAGAAACGTATAATTGAAGTGCATATAGATCCTTGGGATACGTGTAGCATGGATCATACATTGTCCCTCGTCATACTACCCCTACTGAAGCAACTGAAAGAATCCAGACACGGATGGGGACTTATTGATCTAACTGACGTACACAAGGAGCTACACGGCAATGTTGACGAACAGCACCAACAAGGATGGATATGGATACTAGACGAAATGATCTTTGCGTTTGAAAGCAAAATGGATGATAGCTGGGAAAAGCAGTTCGTAACAGGAGTCTCAGATTTACAATGGCGTAAACTGGAAAACGGAAACATTGAAATGATTGAAGGCCCTAACCATACTGAGGTTCACGATAAGAACGGACGTAAGGAATATGAAAAGCGTATTCAAAACGGGTTCAGACTATTTGGTGTCTATTACCAAAGTTTATGGGATTAACAGAAAGAGACGGATGAAAAAAGATTTAACACAAGAGCGTACAACGTTCAAACCCTTTATGTACCCTTGGGCATATGACGCATGGCTAGAGCATGAGCAGAGCCATTGGTTACACACAGAGGTTCCTATGGGTGAGGATTTGAAGGACTATCAGAAGAAGTTGGGTACAGACGAGCGAGAGTTCCTGACTAAGATACTACGGTTCTTTGTGCAGGGTGACCTAGACATTGGTGACGGTTACTACACCCATTACATTCCAGCGTTCAAGCAACCTGAAGTGCGTATGATGATGAGTGGCTTTGCTGGACGGGAAGCTCTACACGTTGCCGCCTATGCCCACCTGATTGAGACGCTAGGACTGCCTGAGAGCACCTACAACGAGTTCATGCAGTACGGTGAGATGGTAGATAAGCATGAGTACTTTAAGACGTTAGGCGACCTACCTATGGCTGAGAAGATTGCAACCATCTCTGCCTTTGGTGAGGGTATGCAGTTGTTCTCATCCTTTGTTATGTTGTTGAACTTTGCACGTAACGGTAAGATGAAAGGCTTAGGTCAAATCATTGCATGGAGTGTTGTTGATGAGACAATGCATGCTGAGGGAATGATAAAAGTTTATCGTGAATGGGTTAAACAAAACCCCGGTGACAGCAGCGCTGCTAACATCAAGCAGATTGCACGTAACATGGTGGATCTCGAAGACCAATTCATTGACTTAGCTTTTGGATTATGTAACATTGAAGGGTTGACAAAAGAGGAAGTTAAAGAATACATCCGTTATATTGCTGACCGCCGTTTAATCAGTATGGGTATGAAAGGAGTGTTTAAGGTTAAGAAGAATCCTCTACCTTGGGTGGATGGAATGCTAGGTGTTAGTCATACGAACTTCTTTGAACAACGTGTGACTGATTATTCAAAGGGTGCTACAACAGGCACTTGGGCTGACGTATGGGGGAAAGCAGCATAATGAAAGACCTCACTGGATTAGAAACATTTTTAGAATATAACCCTGACAATGGACTGTTTAAATGGATAAATAATAAAGGTAAGCACAATAAGGATTGGTTTGCAGGGACACAAAAGAAAAATGCATTGCATATTCAGCATAAAAAAAGTAAATATTTAGCTCACCGAATAGCCTTTTATTTGATGACAGGAAGTTGCCCCGCCCTTATAGACCATATTAACCAGAATCCATTTGATAACAGGTTTGTCAATTTAAGACCAGCCAGCCGTTCTTTAAATGCTTTGAATTCATCTAAAAGAAAAGGTGTAGATTTTCATAAACACACAGGAAAATGGAGGGCACGTATTAGGTATCGAAATTTACGCACAGAGTTAGGGCAATATGCTACAGAGCAAGAGGCTGTTGAAGTATATTTGAAAGCTAAAGAAGAATTAATAAATAACATTTTGAAAGAGACAGCTTAATGGTAACTCGTAAAAAAAAGACAATTGAAACAGAACCAACCAAGCCTCAACATGGACTGAAAATGAGGTTGGATGATATGATGACGATTAGCCCTAAAACAGAGAAGCAGCAAGATTTCTTTGATGCCTACCAACAGGGTCATTACTTCTGTGCCTTGTCTGGTGTAGCTGGTACAGGTAAAACTTACATTGCCTTCTACAAGGCGCTGGAAGAGGTTATGGACAAGAGTAACCCCTATCAGAAGTTGGTTATTATCCGGTCTAGTGTACAGAGTAGGGAGATGGGTCACTTACCGGGAGATGCAGCGGAGAAGATGAACCAGTTCACAGAGCCGTATAAGCAGATAGCCGCTGAGTTATTTAAACGTAAGGACGCTTGGGATAGGTTGGTAGAGCAGGGGTTCGTTGAGTTCTTGTCTACATCGTTTATTCGTGGTACTACGTTTAACAATGCCATTGTCATTCTAGACGAGAGTCAAAACTGTACAATGCATGAGTTGGATACCATTATTACCCGTGTAGGTCATACAAGTAAGTTCTTCTTATGTGGTGATTATCGTCAGGTGGACTTGAAGAAGAGGGATGATAAAAGCGGCTTGTTGGACTTCTTAACCATTATCCGTAACATGAAGGAGTTCACCGAGATTGAGTTCTCTGTGTCTGATATTGTGCGTAGTAGTTTGGTTAAGAATTACATTGTTGCTAAACTGAAATGGGAGGATGAGAATGTCAATTAGCTTTGGATTACGTCAAGGTATAGGTATTGACATAGAGTTTAATGACAATGTATTTCATATTGTAGATTCTGATGAAAATGAAGACGGTGAGATGGCTTTGTTTATTGGAATGATTGTGAAGATACCCTTCATGTATTTCTACTTTGGAGATTTTTATTTAGAGGGAAGTGATTGAATCATTGATGTATAATAAATATGTTCAACTTAAAAGGATTTTACAATGGTAGTGTTTAGAATACGACAAGGTATGGGATTAGATATTGAATACTCCAGAGACATCTGTCACATCACTGAGGATGAAGATGGTCAAGAAAGACTTCTGGCATTCAATGGATTGATATTGAAGCTGCCATTCTGTCAAATCTATTACGGAGATGCTGTGTATATAGACAAACCGGAGGACAATGAATGATTGAAGTTACCATCACTGACGACATGTTGTTAACCGCTAGAGATAAAGCATCAGAGATGGGCACTCTTCATAACAGCATTACGAGAGGTGGTGGTAACATCGCTGGTTTTATTGGAGAGGCTATTGCTCAGAAAGTATTGGGCGGTGTTCTTAACAATACATACGACTACGATCTAGTATTGGATGATGGTACAACTGTAGATGTTAAAACTAAACAGACATCAGTGGAGCCTAAAGATTCCTATGACTGTTCTATATCAGCGTTTAATACTAAACAGAAGTGTGACATGTATTGCTTTGTCCGTGTTAAAATAGACTACAGTGTTGGTTGGTATCTAGGTGTCTATGGTAAGGAGGCGTACATGAAAGACGCTGACTATATGGAGAAGGGAACTACTGATCCATCTAATGGATATGTTGTTAAGAGTAACTGTTATAATCTTAAGATTAAAAATCTAAAGGAGAAGCAATGAGAGAAGAACGATCACCACCTTTATCGTTTCAATTCAAAGAGGGTTATTATGCTTTCAGCAGGGGCTGGCTTAATAACAAGTATGAGAGTACAGCAAGCAAAGGATTAGAGTGGCAAAGAGGTTTTGACAGAGCCTACTTTGACAACCTTCACAAACTAAATCAACGTGTCCTTAGCTCAGTTGGATAGAGCAACAGCCTTCTAAGCTGTAGGTCAGAGGTTCAAATCCTCTAGGACGCACCATCTAAAAAGCCAGCATTGCGCTGGCTTTTTTCATTAACGAATTACTAATCCACCCCTATTAAACTGATCAGTAAGTTTCAACATCGCTTCGTTACTCTTTGTACGAACTGGATTCTTACTATCTGGTCTAAGCTTAATTGATTCACCAAGCTTTATTGTGTCATAAGCTTCAATGTTATCAGCCCTAGCTGTCATACCATTCTCTCTAAGAACCTTAGCCAGCTTCTTTAACTCTGTGCTGTTCATGCCAAGCTTAACAAACTCTCGTTGGTATCGTTGACCAGCACCACCTGTCACAGAAGTAGCCTTGCTCATCTTGCTGACAGCTTTAACATAGTCTCTAATCAAGTTGTATTTCAACACAGCTTCTTTCTTAGTGCTAACTTCTGTACCTACACCAATCTTTCCACGTAGCTTATTCAAATCTCCCTCTAAAGAAAGCAATCCCTCTTGAACTTCTTTAACTTGGCTTGTAGATTTCTTCAGAAGATAATTATCTCTAAGCTTCTCTGCTTCAACGAATGTATCTTCTGTTTCCTTAAGTCTACCTCTAGGGATTCCCAATGGCCTAGTTGTCTTAGGATCACCACTGATTGTTTTTAAGATTACGTTCATGTTCATTTTATCGTAATCCTTCTCAGACATGTCAACCTTTAAGAACTTATACTCTGGATATGGAAACTCCACTGACAAGTATGATGATGGATCTCTACCACCAAAAGCATCTTTCTCTATAAAGCCAAGATTTAAATCTTTAGTGAATGATGTAGCATTCATGTTAAGCTCAGCTTGGTTACCTTTGTCTGGAGAGAATCCCTCTGACTTAATCAGGTTTGCATCACCTCCACCTGCTGATCCATGAAACAGTTTAATTGGTGGATTATCTTTATACTTGTTACGCAACACTTCAAGTAATGATTGTTGTCTCTCAGCAATAGATTTGAATTGAGCTACATCATCTTTGTTAGATGGAATAAACTCTCTACCAGTTGCTGCTCTAAACTCACCTTGAGTTTTACCAAGAACAATGTCATCATACTCAGCGTATTCCAATCCCTTTTTAAGGTCTCCGAACAACGCAGTTCTTAGTTGCTTAACTTCTCTAATAAACTTATCTCTTTGATCTCTTCGTTGAATACCAATGGGGTCTCCCATCTTTGCAATAGGTGATACAGCCTCTGCTCCCTTTGTAGCAATCTCAATGGCTTGCTTATCAGCAGCTTCCTTCTTCTTTATATTAGGGTCAATGTAAAATGGATTAGCCTTCTCAGCAGCAATCTTCTTAGCCTTCTTAAACCCAGCATCGGATAGCAACTCTCCTTGATCAGGAAAGTCTTCGTCCATTGGGTATGGTATAGACTTGTCACCGCTCTTCTTTGAGAAGCTCCACTCCATTGCTAGTTCATTAGCAAACTGCTGAGGGGCTTGATCAATCAGCTCATCCACTGACATACCGTAGTCGCTGGCGATCTTCTTCTCCATTGCTGAGATTTCAGTATCATCAATACCAGTGAACCAATCATTGTATCCAGACCCATCAGGGCCAACATACTTACCCTTTGAAACTGGTGTCATCACCTCAGCTTCAAACGGAGATGGAACTTCAGCAGCCTTCTGCATGTCACCCATCAGCTTCTTTGATGGGGACACTACTTCTTCAAGAACATCTCCAGATATCCTGCTTAAGTTCTTTGTAGCTTTACCTATTGCTTTATTAAATAGTCCCATTATTCGAAGCTTCCTTTTTTAACAAGGTCAAGTTCAAACTTGTACCAGTCAACATCTTGGTAGTCATTGGCTTCTTCCATTGTCATACCATAATCTTTATTGTATCTCTCATTAATGAATCTTCTTGTAAGATCTGGCAGTTTGTTGAACTGAAGCTTGTAGTATTTATCTCTCTTCTCATCGTCCCACTGCATCTCATCCATAACCCTACCTTTAATGAAGCTTACAGATTCACGAATCACTTCATGCATTGCAATCTTCTTCTCAAGGAATGTAGCGCGTTGATACTCTTCATCTGCAATCAATTCTTTAACAAGAGGTAGGACATCTTTGTTGATCTCTCTAACGATCTTGTTATCAAACTCTTTACTTCCAGTTGATCTACCATACACTGAGTATGGATTGATTTGAAGTCTTGTTATTTCTTTCTCAGCACCACTCTTATTAGGCATCTGTCTAATACCAATTAGACGGTTAAACAACTCACCCTCTTTGTAGATGTTCTCACTCTCTCTGAATCGTGGTGCTGCCTCTGGTAAGTATTCTTTAAGAATAGGAAGTTTGTTCATGATTCTCTGAACAGCAGCAGTACCACCACCTTCACCTTCATCTAACACGTTCGGATCTCTAGCGAGTGACCCTTCTTCTCTTAGCATATCAATGGTGTCATATGCTTGTTTGAAAACAAAAGGCTGTGAGAATCTACCAACGTAATCACCAACTACTTTACCGATTGCAATTTGCAATTGATCAGCTGACTTCTCAGAGTCCATTGCAGCGGCTATGTTATCAAAGAAATAACCTGATGTACCTGCTGGCAACTTCATACCAAGAAACGACTCAATCATATCACCAGTCTTTGCTGGCTCACCCTTGTCCATCTTAACCATGAAGTCAGCAACTGCCATGTATGGGCCAATAGGGAACAGAGATCTAACGTCTGTTATACCACCCTCTGTCAACTTAACATTGAACCAATCTTCACCTTGATTATTTTCTCTGTAGTTGTAAGCTGCATAGAGAGCTGATGTTCCAACAACACCCTGTGCAAACTTCATGTTAGCTTGACGGAACATTACCTGTGAAGCTTCTTCCTTACCTTCTTTTTGCAGTGCTCTGGCAGTTAGGAAGTCTCCACCAGCACCAAAGAGTCCACCAGCAGGGCTATACCTGTACTGAAAAGCCATAGCGTTTGCCATGAATCTTGGGAAAGGAATAGCTAATGATGATAAAGGAATTGTTTCAACTAGTTTAACAATCATCGATGCTCCAGTCTCACCCATTGTCTCTAAGTTTCTTACACCCTTCTTAGTCTCTTTAGGCATATAAGAGAACGTTGACTTCAATGAATCATTCATTGCTCTTTTAATAACAGGAGCTGGTACAACTTTATTCTTTGCCAAGATGTCAGTGTACAGATCAATACCTTGATCCTTAAGCTGCTTAGCAACAGAGTCTGTAAACACTGCCCTACGGAATACACCGTCAACAGCAACGTTCATTGTGTTAGCCCATCGACCAAGCTTACTAATGTCTTGCTCTCCAGTCTCTTGTAAAGACTTGAACAATGTATCTCTAGCTGTTGGGTTGAACTTCAGAATCTCTTCAGCAGTTTGGTATGACAGATTCTTCTTCTTTGTATCCACTAAATTAAAGAACACACCAACAGCATCAGCATATGATTCTGATATTATCTTTGTTGCATCTCCAGTTTTAACACCTGTCAAAGCTCCTTTAACACCAACACCTGCTGCGTAAACAATACCCTCAAGCATTGTTGAACCAGCTTTCAATGTCATACCTATACTTGTACCGACAATGTTTCGCATAAGAGTGTCAATACCGGATGTGATCCAAACCTTACTCTCTCTATCAATTCTTCTAAGGAAGTCTATGCCTTTAGCAAAAGCACCAACACGCTCATCTTCTGAACCGTAAAGCTCATCAAACTTCTTCTTAAGAGCGGTGTCTTCCTTTGTTACATTCTTTGCAAATTGAGAAAGAGCATTAAGAGTTTGACCACTGGCTGAGCCAGATGCTAAGAACATACCAGCGTATTCATTCTTACTAATACCAAGCTGCATCAAACCTTGCTCAACAGCAGTGTCGTCAAGAGCATCGGATGATGTGATGATTCTAGCGATAACATCTTGAACTCTCTCACCCTTCATCTTTCCATACTCAGCAGGGTTTGATTGCCACATCTTATATGCAGCCTGTGCTGTAATCCTAACGTAATCTACTTTAACTCTTGGATCTGTGATAATACCTTCAGGGTCTAAAGCATCTACAATACTATTACCGTGAGCCTTCATATACCCTTCAACGGCCTCGTCCATGCCATCGCTGATTGGCCCCATCACTATCTCTTCTAGCTTTGTTGGAGGCTGTGCAATGGTGTCAGCAACCTTTGCTTGACGCTTCTTGATCTCTTCGTTTATCAAGTTCATTGTCTTGGATGGATCTTTGTTAACACCTGCATACGTAGATATACCACCCAGTGCAGCACTAACAACACCTACAAGACCAACAACACCCCAGTTAACTTCTTCAGGTTCTTCGTCAAGCTTTTCTAGAACAGTGTTAGAAAGATTCTGATCTGTAATGGCAGCAGCAGCACCAATGAGACCTTCTGATACAGCACCATACCCAGCAGCTTTCTTAGCAACTTGCTTTAGTCCTTGCTCTGCAAGTTCTTTTGTTGCAGCTGTTCCAGCAACTCTGGCAGCACCAGCTGTTGCAATCTTACCAACACCAAATCCAAGATAAGACACTGGGTCTACTGCAATAGCTTTGATGATGTCGTAGTATGGAGAGATGCCACCTTGACCACCCTCTTCATAGAAGCTGGCAGTGTTACCATAAACCTTACGAGCAAGTGCAGACTTCCTAGCTTCTTCAGGATCAGCGTTCTTAATATATGACAACTCACTGATCGTACCGTATGTGTTAAAGTCAGTGAATCGTTGATCAGCTAGAAACTCATTAACAAAGTCTTCTCTGCTATCACCTTCTTTAAACTCTTTATCCTGTCTAAGCTTCTGCACATCTTTAATAACACCAAAGAGGCTTTCGTCTTTAACCAAGTTGCTGACAGAAAACTGCTTAGAGAAGTCTAAGTCAGCAACGTCAACACCTTTGGAGACATCAGGTATGTCAACTTCATCTGGTTGATCTAACAGTTTGAAAGCTCTTTGACGCTCAGCTTCAATGTCAACTGGAGCCACATCTTCTACAACTGGAGCTACATCATTGTTGATACCAAATGCAAGATCTGTCTGATTGTCAACAAACAAAGCATCATTGTCCAACAATTTAAATGCTCGTTGTCGTTCTTCTTCTAGTTCTTCTGGGGTCATTGTTTTCCTTTACGCTCCACCGATTGGACTATCTGGTTGGAATTTATTTTGATTTGGCATAGAGCCACGATCCATTGCTGGTGGCATTACCGCTGCTGGAGGATTCACTTTAGCAACACGATCAATCTCTTCTTGAGTGTACCCCATAGACAACATCGTTGCATCGCTAATGTTCTGATTCTTAAGCCTTGACACTCTCATATCTACAGCTTCTGGACCTTGCTGCCTTGTTGCATCCAAAGCTCTTTGTGCTTTTTCACCATCTGTGAGAATAACGAAACCTTCACCTCTTTGTTCAACATCAATACCTCGATCAGAAAGTAAAGATCTAACACGCAAAGTGTTATTCTTTGACAGCTTTCCGTTGTCATCAATTGCACCAGCCATCTTAAGCTTATCTAAAATCTTAGCATTAATTGCAGCGTTGTAAGCTCTTGCAAACTCTGGCGTTCCTTCTCTCAGTGCATCCTTACCTTGACCCCAAGTCTTAAGCTTTGTACGAGGGTCGGTAAAGATATTAAGGTTAACGGCATCTTTAACACCGTTGATCATTGAGCTAATAACATTCCATTTATTTTCTGGATTATTTTCAGAAGCCGCTCTGCTAGCATCGGCAACATCTTTAGCATGTAACAATTCACGTTGTAGCCAATTCTTAGACCACTGTCTTTCTTCATCTGTATAATTAGTTGGCTCTCTTTGAATCATTAATGCTTTTGCATTGTCTTGCTGTAGCTGCTGAGTAGCGCTCATGGTTGACTTTTCTAAGTCATTTAACTTATTTTGCAAAGCCTCTGTCTCAGGAGCATCACGTCCATTATTACGGATAGAATCATAGATGTCTTGCTTGAGAGTTTCAAGTTGCTCACTGCTGCTGTCTCTTTTAGTAAGAGTTGCAGCCGTCAATCCACCATACGCATCTGGTGAAGATGCCTTATATCCTTCGTATGACAACAACTCTGCTGCACTAGCACCAAACGCTGAAGCCAAAGTCTCCATCTTCTTATTAGTTGGTGATGTATTGGCAAAGAATGTGCTATTCATCTGACGCTCTTGCACCTTGCTTTGATCAATTGTTGGACGCTGATCAAGACTAGCAATATAGTCTTGAGCTGTTTTAAACTTTTCAGGTATCTTATCTTTATTAGCTATAATAATCTTATCAAGATTAATACGGCTAACACCTTCAACGTCTGTAAAGGTTTCAAAGTTCTTAGATTCATGAATTGATTTCAACTGAGCTGTAAGCATTGGATTGGAGGCAATAACAATACGTTGCGCTTCTGTTGCGTGTGGTGCAATAGTGTTGAGGTATGATAGATTGTTTCGTGCAAGGTCAATCTTCTCTTTGTTCTCAGCATCAACCACTGACTTGTTAGCGGCAGCTATTCTGAAACGATTAAGCATTAAAGCTTCTTCATCTTTACGTTCTCTGTCAATCTTTTCACTAGTTGCTTTAGAGAAACCAGTGATTAGTCCCATCATCTTTACGTTCATAGCTGATCACCTTTACTCATTAAGCCCTTCTTAGCAGGAACTTCTTCTTTAATTTTAGCAACACCTTCTGCTATAACCTTACGCATTGTTTCTTCATCAATCATAGTGGTGTCAATGATGTCTTCATCATCCATCACATACTTAACATCAGAGATATCACCAATTGTTTTGATAAGTTCAACAAGGACTGGAACAACCATAGTACCTAAGTCAATTGAATGAATACCCTTCATAACACCAGACAACATCATTGTTTCAGCCAAGCTGATAACAGAGATGTTATTACTCAATGCATTAGAGATTGTTGTAATAGAATTAGTTGTAACAAGAGCATCTGAATAGTAATCAACAACATCTGTCATCTCAGAAAACTTAGGAGGTTGCTCCCACGGATTGTTACCGGGTTCTCCAGTCAATGACATTCCCGGAATAGGACCATTTAATAAAAACTTATCTTCCATTTAAAACCTCTTGCTTTTGTTTTCTAATCATAGACACGTATCTAGCTAGATTAGCTGTTGCTGAAGAATCATTAGAAGCTTTCTTCTCAGATGGTGACAACAACCCATTGATTGAAGTCTTCTTTTTACTAGATTGATTTTCAATATATGTATCAATCTGCTGTATCATTTTAGTATATTTGTTCATATAAATCCTATTACCATGCAGCAATTACCGCACCAACAGCATTCCACATATCACCTTCAACTTCCGTCTGAGCTGCCTCTTTAGTGGCGTTACCTGCTATAGTTGCTTTTGCAAGTCCAACAATTCTTTCCTGTTCGTTCTCATAAGCTTGGAAGACATTGGCTATTTGATCACGATAAAACTGTGATTGATTATTATACTCCGTCACAGTCATCTGTTGTAAGTTTTGTGCATTGAGATAGTTGGATGCATTAATTGATGCCGTGTCTGCTGTAGAGATTTCTCTTCTCCACTGTGCATTAGACTGGTCAATGACTAGTCTGTTCTGAGAATTAAACTCTTGTCTAGCAGTCACCTGCTCAACATTAAACTTAGACAACGCATTAACTTGATCAGTGTTAAACTGTGACAATGCATTCTGTTGAGCATTATTAAACTGATTAACCTGTGTAGTCATCGTAGCCATAAACTGATCTGTTTGATTCTGTGAAGAAGAATTGAACTGTTTAGCAGCATTTTCAGCAGCAACGTCTGTTAACAATGCTTGGCTAATCTGTTGAGCTTTAAACAAAGACGTTTGCTGTGAGTTGTTTAAGTTAGTTATGTCCATCTGTAAGAAGTTCTGAGCATTAACTACAGCAGCTTGTTGTCTATTGTTTAGATTGGTTGTTTCAAGAGAAGCAATCTGTGCAACCTCAGCCATAACTACAGCTTGTTTGTTGTTTAGATTAGCAAGATCAACAGTTTGTGCCATCCTTGCATTCTCAAGAACAACCTGCTGTTGAGCATTGAAGTTCATGTTGGCAATGTCTGACACCTTAGAGGCGTTGATAACCTTAGTTTGAAAGGCTTGATCAAACTCTTGTCCCATGAACTGAGCACGTTGCTGAGCTGCCAACACAGCAGACTGTTGACGATTGCTCAAGTTCTGTGAAGCCATCTGTTGGAACGCTTGTGCATCAGCAGAAGCAATAGGCAACGCAGACTCCATTGCAGCTTGAACAATAGCTTGACCAGCCATGCTAGACGCTGACAACCCTCTAGAGGCCAACATTACGTTAGCTGCTCTGACAGCACCTGCTGCCCATGATGGTGGGTTGCTAGCATCAAAGTTGTCTGTCAGTGTAGACAGCTGACCTTGAACTGTCATCTTATCTGTGACAGTTCCCTGTGCAGCGGTGGCAGCTGTTTGAGCAGCAAGCTGATTAGCCGCTGCCATATCAACACCACTGCTAACCATCTCACCAGCTTGTGCTGTACGTGTTGGAGCACCTTGAACTGTCTGTGCAAGGCCAAGTAGGGAAGGCTGTACCGTACCAACTTGTGTCGTTGTTGGTGATTGTGTTTGAGCTGCAACTTGTGCGTCTTGAGATACAGCACCCTGTGCAGCATTAACACCATCCATTGCTGTTTGCATAGCAGGTGTTGCAGTTGATGCATTAACTGTAGAGGTTGTGATGGGTGCAGGGGCAGCAACATCGGCTGCTAATGTAGCCTTATCGATACTAGTTTGAGTAGCTGAATCAGGAGCTAAAGATGATGTCCCTACTAACTCATCAGACTTTGGAGCACCAATTGTTGCAGCTGTTATGTTAGCTGCTTCTGGAGCTAATGGGACACCCTCACTGTCAGTCTTAACAGCACCACCACCAGTTAGACCAGCAGCAGCTCTAGCATCAGCAGCAGCTTTAGCATCAGCAGCAGCTTTAGCATCAGCAGCAGCTTTAGCATCAGCAGCAGCTTTAGCATTAACATATGCTTGTGTATCACCCGGCTTCAAGTATGTACCCATTGCTTGATCTATTTGATCGTTGCTATAGCCTTGTGACTGAGCATAGTTGTACAGCTCTTGTTCTGTTGTTTTACCAGAAGCTGCTGCTCTTCTCTTAGCTTCAGCAAATATAACATCTTGCTCAGCTTTAGTGAAGTCAGTCTTAACAGCAACAACATCATCTGGAGCCGGCAACCCAATGCGGGGAGCTGTCTCTGGATGCAGCACATTGCGGGGAGCTTCATCTGGATACGGCAACCCAATGCGGGACACATATTCTTCTGTATCACCCGGCTTCAAGTATGTACCCATTGATTGATCTATTTGATCGTTGCTATAGCCTTGTGACTGAGCATAGTTGTACAGCTCTTGTTGCGGTGTTTTACCAGAAGCTGTCGCTCTTTTCTGTGCTTCAGCAAATATAACATCTTGCTCAGCTTTAGTGAAGTCAGTCTTAACAGCACCACCAACAGCATACTTGCGTTTAACCATGCCACCCTTAGCCATCTTCTCCACATACTTATTAGTAACAGCAGAATACTTAGCCTTTAAAGCAGGAGAGCTTTCTAAGAATTGATCAAAGCCTTGCATAGGCCCATCATATCCCATCTTTTTAGCAATGATTGCTCGTTGTTGATTTGTAAATTTTTTCATAAAGGTTTTATTGTATCTACTACATGGTCTAACATATGTTTATTGTCTTTTAATAAAGCTATAATTCCTACAGCTAAACAATAAACTTGTCTCTCAGAAAGCTTAGTCTGCATACATTCATCTATTGCATGTATGCATTCATGTAACAAAGTGTCTAGTTCTCTGGGCTTTGTCTGTCCTTGTCTGATATAAATGGCGGACTTTTCATAATCACATAAACCACTTTCATTTATATCTTCCTTAACTATTATATCAAAATTGCGTCCTAATATAGACAATGTTGATATATTGATCATAATGAGTTACCAATCTGCAAGAGCATACACTGTACGTTTACCGTCTTTCTGTGCTGTCATCTTCTTCTTAGCATTACCTTTGGCATCATATGAACAATGAATCCATCCACTATTAATAACACCATCATCATAAAATTCTAATATCAATTGATCGTAGTTTAGATTGTCAGCAATCCACATAGCAACAACCTTGTTATCGATACCAGCCACTTCAAAGTCTGCTGCCTGTCCTTTGCAATGATCACTGGTTGTGCTACCACCTACAGCTTTATTTAGCTCAGGCACTCTCAATCCACTGGTTATTGTCACAGTACCAAACTGGTCTCTTACAGGTTGTAACACACAATCAACTAAGTCTTGTAAACATTGTAATTGTTCTGGTGTTGGATTGTTATCAATGCCTAGCTTTATAGCTGTAGAACTGTCTGTTAATTCTTGCAATGAAAAGTTTTTACTTAATTTCATACGTCTGTACTATCCGCTTTCTTTGGCTCTATAACAATACATGTTGTTTGAAATGCTTGTATGTTATCATCATTTTTAAACTGTTGTTCAGCACCTTGATTCTGAGCAGTACATATATCTAAATCAGTAGTAAGCTGTCCTTGAGTAAACACACAAATTCCTGTTACTGTACAATAAAACGCAATTGGTAAAAATATCATTTCATACCTATTTTCTTATCTATTACTTTCTCTAACAAACCACGTAGACCGTATATAACAACAACCATACCAATAACAATGTATTGATACCAAACTGGCGTAGAAGCTATAACAGCAAAGCCAGCCAATGCATATACACCCATACCCGGAATGAAAGCCATAAACATAGGAGTTAAGAAGACGATAAGAATTAGTTCATCTTTCCAGCTCTTAGCCATGTTCTCCATAGCTAGCTTATCTAGATCATAGTTTTGTTCTTGACCTTTCTCAGCCCTGCTCATAGCACTGATAGCATGAGCAACTTTGATATCAGCTTCTGCTTTTATAACTGCAACTTCAGCATCTGTCTTAGCCTTAGCCACTTCTTGCCTGCTTTGAATCCAACCACCTAAGATGGAAGCTGCTGGTTTAATTAATGCTTGCCACATATTAGAATTGTCCTTTAGTTATGATAGCCCATACTAAGCCTACAACAGCAAACAATCCAGTGCTTACTAAGATTATTGCTAGAGATGTATTGATAATATCTTTTATCAATTGTATTTGTTTATTCTTCTTTAATAAAACTTCTCTTGCTTCAGCTTCTCGTTTTCGTCTAGCTTCCACTTGGAAGGCTAACCAATCATCCCACAGTCCTGCTCTTCCTATATAGATCATCAGCTCCTTAAGCTGTTGTTCATTTTGTTTAATAGCTTCTAAAGCAAAGAAAGCTTCTGAGTCAGAGCTGTTGGCTTTCTTTACTAGCTCAGACTTATTATCAAAGAATGTAAACACACTAGCACCTGCTGCTAAGATGTCACCACCATTAGCTATTGTTTCTTTTATAACTGCATACGCAGCATTAGCAGCAGCAAGTTCAGCTAGCATTATTTACCTATCTTTAATTCTGCATACATAATGCCGATAGCAGCTACAACACCACCAATCCATAACAAAGGCTTAGCAGCTTTAGCTATCCAGCCTAAGACAGTGAAGGCACCTTCAACAGCATTAAAGGCAGCTACCATTGTTTTAGTCTCTGCTATGTTGGTATCCACCTTAGCCTCGACAGATATTAGTCTCTCGTAAATCTCTCTGTGTGTCACGTCTTCCATACATTAAGGCTGTTCTGGAGTAACCCAACCTTCTACCGCCGCCCAAGCACCATCATAGGTGTACTTATGACCATACCACTCTTCGGGAGATGTAACGTTAGAGTGTAAGGTTGTGTTAGTGCTATTACAGTCGCTAATGATGAACTTAGGGGGGGCTCCTACTGTAATGTTTGTATCCGTAATGTCTAGAACTTCCTCATCCTCAAAGATGTAGATGCTGACGTTGCTTAAGTTAGTTAGAGTTTTCATGTTATCCCTTGATGATTAATTTAGTTGCTGAAAGTGCCGTACCCGCTAGCACTGATATAGTGTCGGCTGTCGTTGCTAATGTACCGTCTCGTTGTACGTAGTATGCTGTACCTGCTGTAAGGCTAGATTGTGCGTCATCTACAGAGCCTACGGTTTGAATAGTTGCTGTCGCTGTGTCGGAATAAATTGCATCAGAAATACCAATGTAGTTAGTAGCTGTTAGGTTGGTAGAAAAGGAAGCATTCTGAAACACCACGCTTGTTCCATAATCAGAGTTACCCTCATCCGTATAAGCAATAACTACTTTCTGTGCATTAGCATCATATGTTGCTGATATGTATTCACTACCAGCACTTTCAAATACAACAGCAGTGCCAAACGATATGCTTGTACCACTTACAGTCCCTACAATAGCTGTACCATAACCAGAGTTACCATTATCCCTATAAGCAATAACTACCTTCTGGGCATTAGCGTCATATGTTGCTGATATGAAGTCACTAGTAGCGCTCTCAAATACAACAGCAGTGCCAAACGATATGCTTGTACCGCTTACAGTTCCTACAATAGCTGTACCATAATTAGAGTTACCAACATCCCTATAAGCAATAACTACCTTCTGGGCGTTAGCATCATATGTTGCTGATATGTTGGTACTATTAGCACTTTCAAATACAACAGCAGTTCCAAACGATATGCTTGTACCACTTACAGTCCCTACAATAGCTGTACCATAATTAGAGTTAGCATTATCCCTATAAGCAATAACAACCTTTTGGGCGTTAGAGTCATATGTTGCTGATATGTAGTAACCACTAGCGCTTTCAAATACAACAGCAGTGCCGAAGCTAATACTTGTACCGCTTACAGTTCCTACAATCGCTGTACCATAACTAGAGTTACCACCATCCCTATAAGCAATAACAACCTTTTGGGCGTTAGCATCATATATTGCTGATATGTAGTCACTAGCAGCGCTTTCAAATACTACAGCAGTGCCAAACGATATGCTTGTACCTGAAACAGTTCCAACAATCGCTGTACCATAATCAGAGTTACCACTATCCCTATAAGCAATAACAACCTTTTGGGCATTAGCGTCATATGTTGCTGACATGTAGTTACTTTGAGCGCTTTCAAATACTACAGCAGTGCCGAACGATATGCTTGTGCCGCTTACAGTCCCTACAATAGCTGTTCCATAATTAGAGTTACCAATATCCCTATAAGCAATAACTACCTTCTGGGCGTTAGCATCATATGTTGCTGACATGTAGATACTACTAGCGCTCTCAAATACAACAGCAGTGCCTATATCTTGAGTTACAGATGACCCAGCCACAACACTTACAGTACCATCAGCGTTGACAACAACTAAGTCACCATTAGCTAAAGCACCTGATGCTGTCGCTGTAGCCACACCCGCACCCGGAGCTGCCGTTTCCCAAGTCGCATCTCCGTAGGCATCCGAAGTAAGCACCTTTGCTGCACCAGCACCTGTAGTGATTTTCACCGCAGTCATTGTCTGCTTGTCGGTGAAAGTGTTAGCCGCTGTGGATGCAACTGTTGAGCCAATGTCAGCATCAACTAAGATAGTGGCATCGTAGGCTTGTACATTAACACCAATGTCAGCGTCAACAACACCAGTGGCTGCTGAAAAGTTAGCTAAGTCTCTTGCTTTACTCATGGTTGGCCTTCTTGAGTAGGTGACACCCAACCTTCTACCGCAGCCCAAGCACCATCATAGGTGTACTTATGGCCACACCACTCTTCAGGAGATGTAACGTTAGAGTGTAAGGTTGTGTTGGTGCTATTACAGTCGCTAATGATGAACTTAGGGGGTGCTCCTACTGTAATGTTAGAAGATGTAATGTTCACCGCTTCACCGTCTTCAAATAAATAGATGCTGACGTTATCTGTGTTAGTTAGAGTTTTCATGTTATCCCTTGATGATTAATTTAGTTGCTGAAAGTGCTGTACCCGCTAGCACTGATATAGTGGCGGCTGTCGTTGCTAATGTACCGTCTATTTGTACGTAGTATGCTGTACCTGCTGTAAGGCTAGATTGTGCGTCATCTACAGAGCCTACGGTTTGAATAGTTGCTGTCGCTGTGTCGGAATAAATTGCATCAGAAATACCAATGTAGTTAGTAGCT